ATCGCCGGATTACATTCGTTAACCTTGATGTTATTGAGGTTGGGGAGTGCATCAGTCGCATGACTGAGGCGGCCTGGTGGGGATGGCAAGAGGCGATGAAGGATGGCGAAGAATGACCACTCCACAAGTCATAATCGAAATGATGTATCTGCGAGCATATAGAGCAATGAAAGGAATTGAGTTATGAGTAAGATTTTCCCAAACTCACGCCAGCGCCGGAAGGATGCTAGCGACATGGAGGCAATCAAGCGGCGTCAGGATGCGCGGAGATTCATCGAGAAGCAGCGAGAGCTGGAGAATTTGATTAAGGAGCTTAGCTTATGAATAGCAGGCAAAGGCGTAAGATTGAGGCGAACGAGTTCAACGAGAAAAAGGCGCTATACGACAAGCTGTTTGATGCTGTAGAAAAGTCAGGTGATAAAGGCAACTTACTTAAACTGCGCATATGGGGCCACAACATGACTAAAGCTGATATAGAGAAAGCGCTTGAGGCTTTGTCGTGAAACCAACAATCGAAGGCTTGTTGATTTTGATACTTGGTATCGCTTGCCTTATCTTGGCCATAGAGGTATTTTTGTGAATAGATTTATTTCTGGTAAGCTGCTGATTTGAATGAATAAAGCCTAAAATGTGAATAGATAGATGAATAGATAAAGCCCCATGACGGGGCTTTTCTTATTGTTGCTCGATGCCATCTTCTGGCTGTTGCTCAGGCTCAGGCAACTCCTCGAATCCATCCTCTGGCTCTGGCTCCATTCCAGATTCAGTGCGAATCTCTTGCGGTGTGTAGTACCGCTCACCAAGCCCAAGGCCCATCTGGTTAATCTCGGCCATCTTCTTGGCGTTGTCTAGCTTGTCGCCAGTTGACGGGTCGAGCAGGTCATCCCACACGGCAGACAGCTCAGCGCCTTTGAAGCAACCGATATCAGACAGGTGACTGAAGAAGTCCTCGAAGTCATTATCCAATACGTTAGCCCTGCGAGAGGTCGCAAGCTGGGCCATCACCTTGTTGTTCTCTGAGCTTGATCGGTCGCCAGTCATGTGACCCGTTAGCTCAGTTGCAGGGAATCCGCCAAGTGAAGCGCAAGCCTCCTGCAAGCAGCAATCGAAGAACTCTTGCGGGTTTGGCATTGATACCGTCAGGGCGTTAACGTCTACGTCCTGAGTCACCATGAAGCTGTCGAACTGGCTATTCAGGTCTCGCCCAACAGCCTGGAATGCGTCGCTAATCTCCTGGGCTTTAACCCCCATCATGCGGGCGATTTCATCCATGCGGGCCTCTTTAGAGAAGTTGGCTTGCAGTTGACGGGCCGCATTCTTGAAGAATCCCTCCGCGCCTGCCTGGTTGATTTTCTCGATGGCAGTGAATGCATTGAACCCGCGAGCCAGCAGATTGTTGCCGAACTCGCTAGTGGATCCATCCGTGAACACATCGCCAAAGTACACCACGCGAGTCCAGTGGATATTCACTTCTTGAACTGGCTTGGTGTTCAGCGAGTTGTCATAGCTGACTATCTCCTGATAGGCCCATGCTTTCGGCTCACCGTATCGCTCAGAAGTGCGATCCATTTCGGTGTCGGTTACGCGAAGCTGGCACTCCCACACAGGCATGTAGCCCACGATTTGGTCTGGGCGGACGTTGGTTGCCTCTTGGCTCCAATCCTTGCCGTCTGCAATCCTGATGATGAGCGCGGCATAGTTGCCGACCATGCGCTTGGTGTCCATGGCGCGGAATGCCCGCCACAGCTTGGTTCGCTTGCAGAACTTGCGCAGCTCTTTTTCTAGGGGTGAGTCAACCTTGTTTTCGGCTGACGGCTCACCCTCAACTAGCTCTGGATATGACTCCCAGGTCTTGCCTGCCAGCTTGTCAATCGCACCACCAGCAACGCCGTTACGGTCGTACATGTTTTTCTTGTGCTCGAATGTAAGCTCTGTTGGCAGTCCGAACACTCGATACAGAGAGCCGTGCTTACTGTCGGAGCCCATAACCTGACTTACCCGCGCCATCCTGATTCGCTCCAGTGCACTCTGGCACTGGTTCACGATAATCTCTGCTCTGGATTGTTCCATCTGTCACCCCACTGATTGATGCATGAATTTTACCATAGAGGGGTTGTAATAGTTTTAATGTGGTGCCATGATTAGGCATCAACAACGAAGGAGTTATGTATGGAAGAGGTTATCACTGAGGTAGGCGGAATAGGCAATTACTATGGTGGACTGTGAGTTAAGGAGTCTATCGGAAAGTTTATGTGGTCAATAGAGAATTACGATGGTGACAACTGGGAAGAAATTCCTGAATCACTTTACGTTGAGCTTATTAAGTTTAATGGAGCTGACAAATGACAAATAACGGAAACATGCCAGCAATGCCTTGCGATGAGTTCTCATTCATCAATGAGAGTGGTTACAGAGAGACAATTCTAGGTCACGAAGGGATGTCAAAGCGCGAGATGATGGCGATGCACATGATGCAAGGCATCCTAACCGGACAAGGTGCCAATGAGATGGTTGTTGGTGACGAAAAATGCTTTGCTGAGTTTGCGGTGCAATGCGCAGACGCACTTCTCGCAGAGCTGGAGCGCACGAAATGACAGACTATAACAGCATGAAAGCCGACGAGCACGCGCAGCGGCAGGGTGAGATGGATGATATGGATAACGCAATCGACGAGATGATTGATGTTGTTACCAACGAAGTACCGGAATGGATGTTTGAATTCCACTCTGAAACTTCAAGTGTATCAGGCAAGATTTACTGCGAAGCAAGGCGCCGGGTCATGCAGGCAATCAAAGAGAGGAATGAGCCGTGATTACAACTAGACTTCACGTTGATTCTGGCATGTCTATGCAAGAGCCAACAAAATACGAATCCATCCATCACGCAATCGGTGAGCTTCTTGAGGAGGGCTGGAGTTCAGTTACATTCCAATGCTACAACGTGGCAATCCTGAGTGATTGCGCTGGTGATAGGTTGATTATTGAGGTGGTTAGATGAGTGAATGGATTGGTGTTGATGACGCACTTCCTGAGTTTGGCTCTGTTGTTTTGGTTGCATTTACAACAATTGGTGGAGAAACAAATTACACAACGGCAAAGTACGTGAACCTAAAGTATTGCGCTCACAGTGACGACAGATGTCCAACTTGGTACGTGCATGTTTCTGGTGGTCACGCACTTCGAACTGTAACGCACTGGATGGAATTTGAGACAGTTAATCTACGCAAATAAGGCCCTTACGGGCCTTTTCTTATCTGTACCTAGACGGCATGAATAGCATTGGTTGTGATGCGCTTAGGTCGGCCAATTCCGTCAATGCCCACACAGCGGCATCAACACGGTTTGGAGACTTCCCGCCAGCCAATCCTGTCACTGGGTCGAAGTCCATCATTTCCTCTTCCAAGTCGTGCAATCCAGCCTCATGTCGCACCATTCCCTGCTCATACAGCGCAACGACTGGTTCGGCTCGAATAACCTTCCCCTTGCTTGCGTGAACCCTGATGATGCGACCAGTGAACCCGGCATTGCGCAATGTATCCTCGCACATGTCGCCGCCTTGGTTCGTCTCTATGACAATGGCATCAGCATTGGAATCCTCATAAAGCGAGATTGACGCCTTGGCCCACTCGCTCGGGCTTCCGTGCCTAGTCCTGTCTTTGCATAGACTGAACTTTCCGCAATCGTGTTTTCTTGCCAGCACAATGCCATGCGCGTCACTGGTCTTGCTGTTGCTTGCCGCTGGGTCGATGGCAACAATGGTGCGAGTTGGCGCACCAACATCCACAGACTGGCACTTTTCAATCAACCGCTCAGGCCACAGCGCGGTCTCTTCGTCACGCTTGATTGGCTTCTGCATGTACTGCGCCCAGAACTTGCGGCGGTGAGACTTGAGAGCAACCTCCTGCTCCGGCCCGTGCTTTACAGGCCACAGCCACCCATCAGGCAATCCATGGTCAATTGGTATTCCGTGCGTGTAATCTTCTGGATATGGGTCGCTGTTGTCGATGATTACAGGCAGGTTTAGATGGTGCCACTTCTCGCCACTACCACCTCGCAGCAGGTAGCCACTCAGGTCATCCCAATGGATTCTCTGCATGATGACGATGATTGGAACAGACTCAACCGCCAAGCGAGATGCGATAGTTTCGTTGTATCGGTTGTTTACGCCACCTCGCAGCACTTCTGAATATGCATCATCTGGCTTAACTGGATCGTCAATAATGAGGGCTCCGGTAAACCCTTTCTCCATGTGACCAGCACGGAAGCCAGTTACCTGACCAGCTGATGATGTTGCATACACACCACCGCCTTGCTCAGTCCACCACATAGCCTTTGAGTCAGCATCATCCTTCAGCTCGATAGGCCACATTGATTGAAACGCTGGTGACTTCACAATGCCGCGAGCCGTTGAGCTGTTCAGCAACGCCAGTGAGTGCGAGTAAGACAGGTGCAGGAACTTGGCTCGTGGATTAATGGCAAGGCCATACGCCATCATGTTGATGGTGCAAAGCTCGGTCTTGGAGTAGCCTGGGCTGATGTTGATGATTAGGCGGGTTATCTCGCCACTAAGCACTCTCTGCAATGTGCGCATAATCGCTTCATGGTGAGGCGCTACAATCATCTTGCTTCCCATGCGCTGCTTGAAGAAGTAGCGCATAAAGTAAAGCGGGTCGCGCTCGCACAGCTCAGCCCTTCCTTGCGTCTCGGCAACTGCTAGCAGGTCATCAGCAGTCATCCTTTTCCTCAATCTTCTTCAGCAGCTCTTTGAAGTCCTTGCGGCTCAATTCCTGAATCTGGATTGCAGAACCTTCCGGCCCAGATACTTCAACAATGTGCTTATCCAAACCAGTTAATTTTGCCTTGCCCATAGTCGCCGCAATGGCCGCTGACGATTGAGGTGTTTCTGCTGATAGGGCAACCTCTCTTGCCTCCTCCAGTTCCTTCAGGAGCGATTCTATGGTGATTCCGTGGCGTTTCTTGATTGATAGCTTGTATTTATCGATTGCCTCAACTATTTCAGGTTTTTGTAAGTTTTCACCGCCTATCGCCCCAGCGCAATTCTCACTATAACCAGCCTCAATTGCCGCCTGAGTTGCGTTGAATCCATTCGAGCAATACGCAGATACAAATAGCTCCTGCTTTGTCGTCAATCCCATATCAACCTCAACTTCTCATGATTGTTTAACCGTTACATTGTATCAAAGGCAGGCACAAAAAAGCCCCCATAAGGAGGCTTTGTTTTATCTATGCATAATCAATCATCGCAACCACAACCAATCTCTCGAATGTCCTTCTGCAAGCTCTCGATTGAGATGCAAATCTGACTTACAAGGATGAATCCAACTCCAACAGTGAAAGCGACAAATGCCGACACGAAATCAATGTAATACAGCGCAACCTGAACACCAGCCATAAAACAACAAAACAAGCTATTTTTCATTGTGTAGCCTCCAGTTTTTTACCAATCAACTCACAATCAACAACAGACTCCACCTCAATCCACAGATTTCCTTTTACTGCTGCAACTGGCTTTCCTGTGTTTAGCGATGCCAATCTATGAGCATCTGATTCACTAACCATGAAACAGCCGTAGTCGTCAATGTGAAGAGAGTTGACAAAGGCCACCGTGTACTTCGCATTCAACTCTGATTCAGTCATCTTTCATGTTTCCGATAAGCTCTGCCCGGAGCACCTGCAACTCTTCAGGCTTGGCGTGAATCAAAAACGTAACGCCATCGCCAGACTGGCGCATTTCAATATCGCCATAGCGATTCCATTTCTCGCTGTAGACTGGAATGAACGTCTGGCCCTGATTCTTTGCCTCAAGGCGAACTACTACGCTAGTTCCGTATATTGATCTCATTTCTTTGTTGCACAGCTGGACGGTGGCAGTACCATAAATCTTTCCGCGAAATCGCAGCTTTTCACTCGGTTTTCGATCGATCCTCAGCATTTAACCTCTCCCATTTGTAACCTGCATGATGCGTTTGTTTTCCTGATAAGCAGGCCCTAATGCATGGCCCGCTGAACCCTCCCACTTTATCAGCCTCAGCTATGGATGAAAAGCGCAATTCGATTTTACCCATGGTTGCCTTGACTGGAATTGACACCCCTCGCTCAGGTTCATCTATCGAGTAAACCCATGTCTTCCAAGCCTCCTGAATCCTGCCATCCGGACAAATAAACGAACAAACAGCAATCTTAACCTTCCTTGATTTTGTCTTGAATCGCTTAACTGATCGAATCTTCTCAAGGACATTGAAAACCCTGTCGCGGCTAATTATTGACTCTGGAATCTCTGATGGAGTCAGGCCCTTGCCTGAATCCATGATGTACCTAGCTACTCGCTCGCATTCCTCGCTAGTCTTCTTTGAGCTCATTGGCCAGAGCCTCCGCATACATCTTCAGGTTGCCTTTGTGCATCTTGAGTAGCGCCTCGCAAACTGAGTAATCACCAATGCACTCAAGAGCGATGATTGCCTGTGCTGTGTCGTTGATTTGCTGTGCCAGGCACTTAACTTTGGTTGTGTTCATTGCTGTTTCTCCACAAAAATCACATCCCTGCCATCCGATCGCTTCCAATCTTGGCATGGTGGAATGTTGCAATTTTCAATAAACTTTGTGCATGGCATCATATAAAACGAGCAATGCATGCATCCGAAGAATGGTTTTGCATCAACAGCTCGAAAATTATCACCCCTAAACTCAAACTCATTCTCGTCCATAGCAATCTCCTTTTCTTTAACTCAATCTGGAAACTTACGTCCACCAGCGCGATAAACGGATTCTCTCTCCCACTTGTAGCCAGCGTATGACTTACGAAGCCCTCTAGCGCAAGCACTTACATTTCCACAGTTGAACCCATTTGCACTTGCATCAGCTAGAGACATGAACTCAACAATCTGGCCTTTATCATTCTTTCCAATGTAACGGTAATGCTGCTTGCGAATCTTTCGGTCTAACTCACCATTGCACCGCATAACGTGAGCGATTTTGCGAATGCTGTCGCGCTTTAATCCGGTGGCCTGCTCTACCTCTCCGTAGTTACTACCTGACCTAATCATTTCCTTGGCTATCTGCGTTTTGCTCTTGTCACTTTCCATTACTTGCCTTCCATGCTTTTCATGAACATCTCGCCAAGAGCTGTAAGTTTCTTTTTCTGACCGCTAGGTGCATCAATCAAGAATCCACCATGAGTCATAATCCAGTAAGCAGTGCTGCCTGACCAATAACCATTAATCTGGTCGCTTAAGTTTTTGTGAAGCTGCTTCTTTGCCTCCTCAAGACTTTCGCTTGCTGGGCCAGTCCAACTTTTAAATAAGTCAGCGATCAATTCGTCAATCTGGTTCATGCTTATCTCCTCTATTGATGCCAATACTATTACACAGCCAATTATTACAGTCAACTACGCATTTGGTTTTAATCCAGCCTCTCTAAGCATCTTGCGATAGCGGGCCATCTCTGCATCAATCGCGTCAGCATCTGGTAGTTGTTCTTTCAGCGTGGGATGCGGGCCATAGATGAAATCCAACGTTTCCTGCCCGTATGTGGCAATCACGTAAGCCTTGTGCTCTGCCACTCTTCCGGACTCGTACATATTGCACCGAACACATTGCCGATTCATGTTGGAAAGCAGGAATCTTGTGGCTGGTGACGCCCCCCTTGTCCGGAGGTGCCCGCAGTCATACTTGATGAATGGGTTTGTTGTTCCGCAAGTGCAGCAAGGCTTATCCTTGTCCCTGACGTGAACCACCCATTGATTAACCAGCTTTTGCAACTGGTCTAGGTGGTGCGAGCGGTTTAGCTCCTTCTTGCGCTTTGCTGTGCGCTCTCTATCGCGTTTTGCCGCATTCTTTGCCTCTTCCGCTTGCGCACGTACCGCCTTAGCTCGCAATCGCTCTGTGCGCTTTCTGGATAGCTCTATCGAGTGCTTAATTGCGTGAGAGTAATCAATGAAGAATCCATTTGGAGTTTGCACCCCTTCTGACACCTCTCCGTATTCACCGCAGCACTTGCAGCGTTTTTTCTTGTTAGCCATCTATGCCATTCTCCAAATTGCAAAGCTGCCTGTACTCCGAGTTATCTGGAATGGTCAGCATCATGCCACGGTCAAGCGCCCAGTGGTAGACCATATCCATGAACAACTTCATCTCTCCGGTGTCTAGCGATGATGTGTGGCGCAGCTCTTGGCGTGATGTTTTCTTGCCAGTAATCACGTCAGTATCAATCACCTCAACATAACCAAGGAATGTCGATTTCATGGCCGCCTTGACCCACTCAGGAGTTGCAAAATCCTTGCCTTTGCTGATAAGCCACCTGCTTAGCTCGCCAAACCACATGTGAGCCGTGGCATTTTGTGGGATGCTCCTCCTCGTGTGCGACTTCAACTGCACCGATACAGGCCCGAGTTCAAGCATGGTGCGTATGCAGGCATTCAAATCATCGAGGTCTCTGTCATCTATAATAAGATTGGCTGTCATTACAGCATCACCTTGCTTTCATGATTATTTCTACCACTCGATGATAGATGCGCAGGTCGATAGAATCCATTTTTGGCTTCAACTCCAGTGCTAGCCCAAGCTTGCGGGTGCGCCATGCTAGATTGGCGGCTTCTGGTGTGTCGAATAGACCTAGGTGCTCCCGCTTCTTGGTAATCGGATTGCTGCACTTAGCCTCAAATCTACCGCTCTGCTTGTGAAAACAAACCCCGATCTGATACGCACCCCTTGCTGCCCCGCTATCTACGGTGAATAAGTTGAGCCACGCAGGAACAAATAGGCACGCTTCAGGTGAGTAAACCCCATCATCAGACAGAAGGTCTTTGTCAATGTGCCACCCATCAACATGATGATCAAGCCACCACGACCTGAAGTTTGAGAAGCTGCGCCACCCATCACAGACTTTCACGTCTGAATATGTTGGGCGACTTGCGTGAAACTTGGCGCTGTAAACCCTCTTAAACATATTCTTCCACGCCCTATATGCCGGACACATAACCTTCTTACCATCTATGACAGGTTGAGTGCAGTA